ACTGGTGCGTGTAGACTTGCTGCACCATCACCAGCTCGATGAATCTGAGCCAACTCTCGTGCCCGGGCGGCAGCGATCAAAATAAGATCAAATTTGCTACCACCAACCATTTTGACACATTTGTTGGTGTCAAGATCAGGACCACGACTCTTGGTAATTTTGTTCAGCATGTAGTTCTCCATTTGAACTGCTAGTATAGCACGAAAGTGTTTTATATGTCAATTGGTGCTCTCACCAAGGATCGAACTTGGAATTACGCCTTACCATGGCGCCGGTATACCATTTACCTATAAGAGCTAATGATTTTCGGGTGCCCAGCTATCTGATTAGGACTCGCTGGATTGTCTCGAACTGGGGAGACTCTGTTAACATTTCAATCTAGGGCAATCCATACCAGCTTACTTCGGACCCTGTAGCCGCTACAACCCTGCCGTCTAACCCGAAACTTGGCACCCCTCCAAGGATTCGAACCTTGTCTTGCGGTTTTGGAGACCGTCGTGCTGCCGTTAAACACTAGAGAGATATTATTGGAGCGGGTGATCGGGTTCGAACCGACGACAATCACGTTGGCAACGTGGCGCTCTACCAGCTGAGCTACACCCGCATTAAAAATTATTTATCGATGGTGGACCGTGAGAGAATCGAACTCTCAATTTCTGGTTGCAAACCAGATGTGTTCCCATTAGCACTAACAGCCCTAAAAATTGGTTCCTCCGACAAGAATCGAACTTGTAATAGCCGGTTATCAGCCGACCGTTATACCATTTAACTACAGAGGAATAAAAAGAAATCCTCTGGTGGTTGGCCTATTCCAACTACTCGTCGCAGGAGCCGGCTCGCGCCATGTTCTTCCAGAGGATATAGTAAAGCACACTGGGTTGCCGCAAGTTAGGCAAATATTCCGTTTCAAGTGGACTGAGCTTTGCAGGCTCACTGTTCATCAATGCGCTTTACTATACAGAGTGTTGCCACTCTGTAGATGGGGTCTGTGCCCCAACCAGTTGTCTTACTCCCAGAGTTACCGCCTCCGGTTTTATGCGACTGTCCGCCCATTCTGTTTATTATAGTGGTGTCACGGTTCTCGTTACCTACTCCACTTACTGCCGAAAACAAAAAACCCTAGGGGTTAGCCTAGGGTCTGTGTAGTCTGGATATTAGCCTATTAGCTCAATTATCCTGTTCTCCACGGACCCTGACGGTTCCCTCTGGCTTGCGATCACTATTAATCATTGTCGCAGATGCACACACTGACCAATAGGCGACGAAGCCTGTGGGCTGTTGTGATATGTACGAATGGTTAAAAGTGTTTGTTTTCATATTAAAGTAATTATATATTTTATTTAGTCTTTCTGTCAAGCGTTGTATTGCTTTGTGTCACCAAAAATATTACTCCACTGTTGTAATTTTGCAACTTTACGTGCTTGAGCTGCCGCCAGCCCAGCATCAGTAACTATACCACGTTCGCGCAACAATTCCACCATGGCTAGGAAATCTCCTATCTCTTGTTCCAGTGCCAGCTGATTGGTCTTGCCACTCTTGTGAGTGCTGTCCAGACCAAACCTCTGTACCTTGCTGACTTCCTGAATTACCTCAGCAGCTTCTTCCTGTAATATAATTAGTATTTCTTTAACAATCTCGTTCATTTTAGTTTTGCCCTTATGTGCCAGCGTTGGCCCAGTGTGTCCCAATCGCTGTGTAATATCTGATATCCCGACTCCACCACAGTGTCATTCCACTCTGCAGGAGTCTGTACCAACTTGTCCATAAAATAACAGATATCATATCCGTCTATTATTTCGTGTTCAAATCTAGGTGATACGTTAAATCTAAAAAATACTTGTGTTTCCGCATGACAATTGCGGTGCATAAATCGTAACTTACTTACAACATCTGCTCTGGAACCGTATTCTAGCACACCCAAAACCAAAATAACATCAGCAATCTGCTCAAATATTCCACTAAAGTAATCGGCCTGTATATCTGCATCTGATCCGTAAGGGTCTATCCCCACAAGGTTTTGTATCTTTCCTTTGTAGAAGTTTTGTCCGCACCCAATGTCCAGTACCAACTGAGGATCCAATGCGTTTACTGATGCAGTCAGTGCCAGACCAGTGTACTGTGTATTCTCCAATAAGCGTTTACCCAGTCCATCTGTGATTCTGAGCTTCTGCGGCCACAGCTGATCCCAATACAACTTATGGGCTGCTGTCATGGTCTGTTGACGATCAACTGTCTGGATCGTCAGTTTTTTAGCTATCTGTTGTATCTGCTCTGGTGTAAATTGTTCTAGGTTCATTCAATAAAATACTCGTTAATGCAGTTTTTAAATCCACGTCGCCAATCTGTTTCCACATTGTACCAGTAACGATCTATACTGCTGAAAATCTTTTGTACCCCGGCATTGAATATTTTCAATCCGGGATTGGTTTCTGGATCCTGTGACCAGAACCATCGATCACGTGGCCCAATCACACTCTGATTGTTTTTACCATTGGTAAATGTGTTCACATCCCACCCAGGATATATTATGCTGTGAAGGCCATGATTGGTTAACCAACGATTACCCTGTTTGGTTTTTCCGTATGGACCTGTCTGATCTTCTAGCCACACATGCCTGGGATCTGCCACTGACAGAAATCTGCGCATCAGGTGACATTGTTTAATGATTATTGGCACTGCGGCCGGGCTCCAGTAAAACAGTTCATCATAGTATCCTTTGTCTAATGCTATACTCTGTAATCGACTACTGACGGTATTATCAAACATGTCTAGAAACTGACAGGCATATCTACCATCACGCAGATGCAGTCTGGGCTTCTCAGTGCCCCAGATAAACGCCACACGCTGACCACTGGCTATCATGTTACGATACTCTGGAACTGTTTCACGCAAATAACTGCGGGCCAGACCATTGGGACTGATTAAGCTGTTGGTGTAATATATAAAATCAAACTTGTTGCTGCCTTGCAAGTACATATCGTTAACTGTCTGGCTGATGTCAATGATACGATGATTAATGTCTGGGTATTGTTCTTTTATTTTTTGACTATTGGGTATAGCCACATGATAGACTTCCTCATTGAAATAGCTACTATGAGTTCGATCACCAGCCAGACTCCAACAATGTGCTATCTCGTCAACACGTATACCATTGGACAGAAATGTATTGAGTATGTTCCAACTATCAGCACCACCGCTGTAAAATATAACCACATAATCGTAACTGTCACGAATTTGTTGTGCTCGTTGGCGGTATAGTTCAGGCAGTGTTTCAGTGGGTTCAGTCTTCCAGTCGTAAGACCCAAATACTTCTTTGTTAAAATTCCATTCTAGGTGAATGCCAGTACGCTGCATGGTCTGCATAGCTTCCAGTTTACTATAAGTGCGAAAATCGTTACCCACAGTGTAATAACCGAATTGATCTGGATTGAATGTTGTTTTGGCTGGTAGCATGGAAATATTTAAGTGGTTTCACTAGTATACTAAATATTATTAACAACGCCAAGTTATTTGACGTCGGAATTTCCCAAGACGCTTGGAGTAATGACTCCTTTACTACTGTGATACACGTAGAACGCCGTCCGTATGTAGTCCACTACTAGTTATTAAAATACAAATTATACAAGGATATCCAATGAAGAAATTCATAGTGTTATTGCTATCTTGTCTGTCTATGACTGTAGCAAATGCCAACACACCACTAACAGTGGGTATTGTTTGGCCATTTAATATTGGTAGCACTCAGGCCAACTATTCACGTGCATTAATTGAAGTGGCCAATCGTTCACAAAATCGTTATGTGTTTGTACTGGAGAATAAACCCGGTGCTGGCAGTAGCATTGCAGCCAACTATGCGGCCAGTAACAATAGGCCTACACTAATGGCTGCAACCAGTAGCTTCTTTATACGTCCCAACTTCTTTCCCACCAGTAGCCATTTAATTAGTCAGTTTACCCCACTGATGGTTCAATGTGCAGTACCCATGGTGGTAGTCAGTAAAAAATATAAGACATTGGCTGACGTGCCAAAAACGGCTCGCATTACAGTGGGCGTCAGCGGGCTAGGCACCACCACTCATTTGTTGACTGCCACCCTTAAAAAGCATTATCCCAACATGGAAGCTATACCTTATCAGGGAACCATGGCACCAATCAATGACATGCTGGGCGGATCGCTAGACATGGCTGTGGGATTTCCTGGTGAACTAAAACAGTTTATTGACACCAACCGACTCAATGTTCTGGGAATCAGTGGACCTGAAAGCTATCCTGGTATGAGAACGTTTAAAAGTCAGGGAATTCCAGAAGCTGAGTTGGTAGTCAACACACACGCTCTAGTTGCTCCTAAATCCATACCACCTTGGATCGCTGAGGATATGCAAAAAATCCTAATGGAGGCTAGCAAAGATCCATTGGTTAAGTCTGCATATGCGGTGGACGACTGTGTAAATGGAAATGTCAATCCTGCTGAAACCGTTAAATGGTTCAATCAACAGACTGAATACTGGCGTAGTGCTACTAATGGCATTCGTATAAATTAAATCCAGTCTCTACTTACTTTTATCCGTTTGGGATTGGGCTGTGTTGACTCACGCCAATTCCAGAACGTCTTGGCCAACACATAGTTGGGCATCAATCCAGTTAATTCACACAATCGTTCATACTCTGTCTTGTCCATACTGGAACCACCAATGGGCCAGATACGATCTATGTATAGATCAATCACACCTGGCTCATCGCATCTGGCGATGGCTTTCTGATTATCCACCAGCATGGTACTAAGATTAGGGTGAAAGTTTTGTATGTATTCCTGATCCAACCAGTACTCCATGGGATTGGGCGTCTGATTAAAATCCAATCCCTGATTATCCATATACCAAGCAGTCCAATAATGTTTAACCCTCAGCGTTTTATTTAAACACATACACAGTAGAGTACGCTGTGTGTCTGGATTGTTCAACCAGGCAAATTTCAGATATCGGTCGTGCCAGGCTCGATGCATGGACTTATTCATAAGTTTCTGATACAGGTACTTAAAGTAAATTTGCATGTTATCGGGATTTTCCACCAACAATCGTATAGCACGGCTGCCTGGAAACTTGTCCAGTATTTCCTGTTCTTTTAAAAAGAAATGTGCCTGAACAAAATTACTGACATCAGGTTGTAGGTCCAGATGCTTATACAAATTAGGGTCTGCCTTCTGGCTGGACCAATTTTTATAGTAGACAGCCCAGTTTAGTAATATACCTGGCGTCGCCGAACGCATACGGTTTCCCACTATGCTGAACGATGCTTGTTTCTGGTGCATGGACAAGAAAGCCACCAGACTATCACCCAGTGCACCAGGTTGGTGACTTACAATGTATAAATTATCAAAGTTCAATTTTTAAGCCTGGCGCAGCATTGTTGATCAGTTGTTGTGTTTTGTCTGAAACATATCCAGTAACCTGCAACATGGGTCTGGGGCTCCAGCTGAAGTTGGCACTTCCATGCGGCATGTTCTGCCAATCAAATGAAACCACATCACCAGCCCGCCAGTGAGTAAACACACCATTACCAAATATGATAACTTGCCCGGCATGCCAGTTGTCCAGCATGACAAAAAATCTACGTATGGTAGTTGGGTCCTCATCTGGCGCACTCAAGTGGTCCAGGTGCATATTCAATGATTGACCAGTCTGCTGTAAGTGCAACCAGATCTCACCATCTGTTAGACCCAATGCTGCCAATATCCTAGGAGCCAGTGACAGATGCATTAAGTTCAGACGATCAAAATGTTTCTTTTCTGGATCCCAGTTGATACTTTTCAGAAAGTTTTCCATGTTGTTTTTGTATTCAGGATCGTCTTCGGACGCAACACGGCGGGCCCAACTACCGCTGGGTAAATTCTCTAGGTTTTCACCAGCTAAAATGCCAACATCCACTGCCATGTTGCCCAGCGTGTAAAAAGAATCGGCGCCTGGCTCGGGCGGACGTGAGTCGTCGAAATGCCAGGTACTGATGCCATGTGACAGATGTGGCCAATGTCCGTAGTACCATTTTTTATATCGTTCGGTCATAATGTTAATCCTCGGTTCTTCTTGGGCTTGCCATTATATTCAATATACTGCAAAAGTAGCCCTTGTTCTGCAATATAATCCAGGAATTCCTGTCGGTTATTTTCTATAATTTCGTCAATAATAAAGTTTGGACGTATCAATTTAATTGTGTCCACTTCGGGTTTCGACAACCCAAATATTGGAATTTCACGATTAAGATTCTCGGTCAGGTTGGGTATAATAGCTTCTACTTTGGCATCTACATCCATACGTTCCAGAAAAGACTCGATTGATGGAAACAGTAAATCCAATCGTCGCATGTCAAACAGGAATCCAAATAGATCCATCTTGTTTAAGATGCCCTGGATAAACATAAACCAGACTGTCATCCAGACACGATCCTGTATACTAAAAGTTGTAGTTGATAGAACAGTGTTGCTGGGTCTGGCTATTAAGCTCAGGTCAGACACAGTGGGGTCACACCAATACTCTTTGGGATACCAGACCACTTTGTTATATATTTGCCATTTGGCTCGATATTCCTGATCATACCCAGCAGGGCTCTGGGGCAGTACTTCAAAGCCCATGACACGCGGAAAGCCACCAGCTTGTAATGTTTTATAGATAGTTTCCCGCCAGGTGGTGCGACTCTGTCCTGGTAGTCCCATGATGATTTCCACTTCAGACCAGACGTCTGGAAACTTGGCTTCCAGTCGTTGCTTCATGGCCACATGCTCTCCCCAGGTGATGTCTGGTCGATCAATAGCTGCCAACACATCAGGGTTAGAATCTTGTACACTGAGTTTAAAATAATCAATAAGTTTATTTTCAGCCATAATTTCAAATATGGCCTCAACGTTGTGTTTCTTGTTCTTACTCATGTTGTAAGTACCAATGGCCAGACCGCGTTCCTTGGCCATCTGGCTCATGTGGCGCATGAGTTCGACATCCGAGTCCCATTGTCCGTAGTTAGCATCGCCTAGATAGATGGTGTCTATGCCAGAGTCCATAATATGATTCAATTCCTGACGCATGTCAGCTTTACGCTTACTTACTTTGTGCGTCAGGCCGCTAGTCCAATCGCAAAAGGTACATCCGTAGGGGCAACCGCGACTGGTCTCATAAGTTAAAATAGCACGACCATTCTGATCAGTAATCTTACTGACCATTTCAGCTAATTCTTCTTTGAGCTCAATATATGGACTGGTCTCAGTGTCGGGCTTCCAGTATTTGTAAGCTGTCTTGACTATCTGGTCACCAGACCTGTATACAATATTTTTAGTAGTGATGGGGTTCAGTCGCTTAAGACCGGATATGTGCTGTAGTATATCCACAAAGGGTCGCTCACCATCTCCTGCCACACTGAAATCAAAATAAGGATGATTTACGGCCCATTCAGGATCAGTGGCTGAGGAGCAATTGGGGCCGCCCACTACAATCTGTACACCATCACCAAACTGTCGTTTAACTTCTTGTGCTAGATCACAGCAATGTTGATAATTCCAGATGTACAACCCCAAAGCCAGGCAATCGATTTTGTTGTCTTTAATAAATGTAACAACTTTATCCATTGGCTCATGGACATAAAAAGGTATGTGCCATTGTATACTATCAAATAGTTCAGGATTCTTTTCCTTTACATAATTTTTAAGTATTAGGTAACTACTGGGGACATGCTGGTAGAATCCGCGAGCAGTCTTCTGTAAGAGGTTGGGTGCGTAAAAAAGCAGATTCATTATTTTCTTATAAGTTGGTACGAGTGGCCGGAATCGAACCGGCATGACTTTCGCCGAGAGATTTTAAGTCTCTTGTGTCTACCTATTTCACCACACTCGCATTTACTACTTGGCTTTTGCTGCAATATCTCGATAACCAGACCAACTGGGATGGATTCCGTCCTTCTGTAATCCATTAATAGGCAGTACTACATCACCATACTTATGGGCAATGTCCCGGACCAATGCTTGAATATATTGAATATTTACTTCACTGGCCTTTAAGTTACCAGCTGGTAAAACCCAATACACTCTCTTGGCCGTGACACGGGCCCGCATCTTTAATAATTCTTGTTCAGTTTTGATGTGTTTATGATCGTTACTGCCCAAGCTAATGATCACTACATTGGCAGTTAAATCGTTGTTTAAATAATCACGATTCCATTGCCAAGTATTCCAACCACCTTTGGCATACGCCGAACACTGTGGCATAAACTGGTGTGTACCCACTGCAATACTATCGCCTAAAATCAAACATTCTAACATATATCACCCGTTGTTGGCCCGGCGTGCAGGAATCGAACCCACATTCTAGAGGTAGAAGCTCTATGTTCTATCCGTTGAACTAACGCCAGATTGTTGGTGCCCCCACTTGGATTTGAACCAAGGACCAAAGGATTATGAGTCCTCTGCTCTAACCACTGAGCTACAGGGGCAATATGTATATTATATATTAATGGGAATTATCAGTCAAGCAATCTTAGGTTTTAAATGATAACCTGGATGTGGGCTTTTTGTTACTCTGAAAATCGCTGGCGCTAAACTTAATTTTACCAGTAAACACTGGTGGCCATACCACTTCAAAGCTGTTCCAACCAATGGCATCATCTTTGCGACTAGTAAACTGATTTACTTGAATTAAGTTTGCTCTAGATAAGATAAACTTAAAAAATTCAGTAGTTAGTTCAACATTTTGATTCAAGTGATTCACCACCACACGAGCCAATGCCGCAATTAAATGATAAGACACTTTATAATCAGGAAGGTCAGTTTTGGCCTTCATAACTTCTAAAATCTTGATAAGTCTAGGTGTCAAACCCTGTGTTCCAGAAGCAATCTTATTTTCCAGGTAGGATAATACTACATCTCCTTCCTGCTCATCTATATACTTAAATTGAATGGCTAGTTTAACTGGACCAACAAAACTTTTGTTTGATGCAATAATGTTAAGTGCTTCAACAAAATCATAATATTTACCACCAGGGGCCATCATGGCTCTATCCTGTTTACTAAAACGTTCAGGATACTTGGTAATAACTTCCAAAATACTGACCGTACTAGCTGCTCCACCTTTACCTTCGGCTTTATTACTGATGCGTAATTTGGTACCGTTGGGCCATACCAGCTGACTGTCGTACAATGGCTCATTACCAGCAGCTGGATAATATACCTGTGTAGCATTAGCCCAACTTGCGCCCAATGGACTTAACAGCTCAGTATTAACTTGTGCCCAATTACCAGTACATAGTTTTCCATTAATTAGCGCCAATGGGCTTGCAACTTCACCAAAGTCCACACGAATATCTCGCTCGTATGGTGCTAATCCAGGAATCATATCCTTTCTTCCCTGTATAGCCAATGTTAATAGCTGTTGCATCTTACTGGCTAGATCTTCGCCCAGCTCTGATGTTAACATATTTTTAGCCTGATTAGGCACTGCGCTTACAGCCAGGTTTGTATTACTAGGAACTGCAAACAGAGGTTTTAAGTTGGCGCGACTTATTACTTCTTCTTTACGCTCTTTTCCTGTGCCAGTCATACGAGTTTGCTGCCATGACAGTCCAGTTTCTTTTTCAAAATCAGCTGGACTCCAGTGCATACCCAAGGTATCCATAGTTCGCTTATTGAAAAATTTAAAGAAAGCCACACGCTTATTCTTTTGATTTTTCATAATAATCAACATGCCAGCACCTTGCTTGGCTGGTGCACGATTAATTACTTTAATATCATTAGTTTTGAATCCCAGCTGACCAGCACTATCTTCTAATTCTTGCACCAATTCGCCAATGGGCAAAGCAGGTGCTTGATTGGGTAGTAAAACCAAATTGTCCATGGTATATGTCATACCAGTAGCATCAGCAAATACTATTGGAGTTGTCTGGGATTCCAGCCAACGTTTGCTCATTCCGCCCTGCGCTTCAGTAATTGTGGATTCTAGGATGTCAGATATTTTCATAATAAAGTATTTATTGCAATCGTTCAATATCTTCTTCGATACACTTATGGCCGTATTGAATTTCGACAATCTTGCAGGGGACATCAAAAGGATTAGTCAGCTGATGCCACTCGCCCACTAATATCTTGAATTCCTGGTGCTTGGACAGCTTTTTAGGAGCCAGCTTATATCCACTGGGCATCTGACTGTTAACTATACAAGATCCCTCACTGACCATCCAATATTCTGCACGATGTGTGTGACGTTGCATACTTAAACTTTTTCCAGGCTCAACAGTAAGTTCTTTAACTTTCATACCCGGTACTTCGTGTAGCACACGATAGTAACCCCAGACACGGTCAGTTTTCGGAGCCTTCCACTCCTCCAGTATCCAACTACTGCTGTTGCGTTTATTCTCTCCACCCACACCAAACACAAAGGTCACCCCCTGTACTGACATTTCAGGTATGTTTTCTTTAGTTCTGTCGCCACCATTGGCGAATATGATCTCATCACCTGGATGCACACGCTTGATATGCTCCAACAAAGAACAAGCAGAACCGTCACTGTCGTCAAACTCTAAGGTATGATCCACTGGTTTCATGGAATTTACAATGCTAAATCTCTCAGTCATGGGCATGAATGCTCGCCCCTTCTTGCGCTGTAACCATGCATCGCTGTTGACACCAACTACTAACATGTCTCCCAATTTTCGGGCAGCATAGAAATAATCAATGTGCCCAGTATGTATGGGATCAAATCCACCTGATATAACCACAATCTTCATGTTAATCCTTGACGAAATAGAAGTCTTTATCAAACCATTTAAATAATAATTCTTCTTGCCGGACATGTCCGTATCTATTCAACGATTCTAACACACTATCGTTTAAAAGTCCAGCAGACGCTAGATCAAACCAACTAGTTGTGGCTGGGTCCATGGGTGCCACATTGCTTTTATAAACAGCAATGCTTAACCAGGGATCGTTGGCTTCTTTAAGAACATAACTGTCACGACAATCAAATCCATTGACTGCCAACATGTATATCAGATTGCAGGCATTGTAGTGATAAAAACATCCACTGACACTGCGAGTAACCACACGATTATATTGGTAGCTCTGCATTTGTGGTACAGTGATTATCATCATACCGTCGGGATTCATGCATTCATTCCAGAGCTTTAGAGTTTGTAATGGGTATTTGACGTATTGAAATGCGTCGTGACACCATAACATGTCTATCGATCTGGGCACAATTTTTTGTTCAAAATCACCAGTCATTACTCGCAAATTTGATATATTGCTAATTCGATCTTCCACTATTGATGGATTTATGTCAACTGCATAACAGATATAATTGTGTGGTTCCGGAGGATCGTCACGTGTTTCGCGAGTAGCCCACCATTCGATATCTAGTCCTGATCCGCAACCCATATCAGCCACTACTCGTAAACTGTCCATGAAGTCGTCGTACTCGTACAAAGAATCCAATGTACGTAAACTATGTTGATGGCTGGCTTCAGAATTTTTAAATGTTGTCATTTGGTCAATATATCTAATATAACTTTTTCTTTAAGTTTTCTCAGTCGAGATTCCAGTTGATGGCAAGCTTCAGCTATCTCTAGGTCAGTACCCCAACTTCTCTGTGTGGCCAGGTAGGAAGCCCATTTGCCGCAGTTGTCTTTTTCTATTTGTATGTCAACAGTATTATCATGTGGGCGGGCGCGACAACACAGGTTGTATTCTTCAATCAATTCATTCGCGCGAGCTTTCCAGTCAATCATACTACGACATCCTCCATGCCCGCGGTTCTGAGTCTGACCACATGTCCTAACATAAAGTTTTTACTCTCAATACCTTTCATTATACCCAACCACTTGTTACGTAATAGGGCAACTTCGTTAATAATGGTTTCAAAGTCAATAACTTCGTCCTCACCATCTACATATTTTTCAGCGTCGCGACTAGTTAGTGCTCGTGCATAAGCCTCTAAATACTTCTGAAAGTGTTTACGTCGTATCTTTCGTAACTGGATATTAAGATAGTTTAGTATTGCTTCAATCTCTTGTAACTGGTTAAATCTATGCTCGGTAACGCCAGGTAAGCTACTAAGAGCTTTTTCTACATTACCTTTGATTGCTATTTCATTCTTAGCTAAAGTTATTTCAGACTCGTAGAACTGTATAAAATCAGGAATTGTACTTAAATCACTAACAATACGGTTATACCACACGTTGTTCAAACTCCACTAACCAGGGAAAAAGAGTTTTCCAATTGGAATTTCTACGACGGTCATTTTCATTTAAAAACACAAATAACTTGTTGATTTCTACTGTATTAATTGTGCTGTTTTTAATTTGATTTGCAATACCAGACATGTATTTAACTGCTGATTTATCCTGATCAGTGTTGTTCGGCATAATTGATAGTATAAGATCAAAGTCTTTGTCAAATACACCAGGACCAAATATATTGGGTCTTAGGTAACTGGGTCCTGGTTCTGTTACGCTAAAGTAATGACCCACTGGCCTGATCTGATTCCATTCGGCCAACTTAGTCAGCAATTCGGGCATGGTTTTTATACTTAGACTAGCTATAGTCTGATTAATTTGTAATTTTATCCAACGTTGGCTCACTAAGTATTCGAAATTCTGTGTCCATTGATCCAGTCGTAAACCATGTCTTATGTATTCTTGTTCAGGACCCCAGCAATCTATACTGGCAGTAAAGTCCAATCTTTTTAATTTTCGACGTGCCACTAGTGTCTTAATTCGTTCAATCTGGCCAACAAACCTGGCATGTGGTAACATAAGGTTACTGATAAAATTTATTTCACAGTCAGGATTAGGATGATTGTCCACAAAATCCAGAAGCGTGTCAAACCCCTTTTGTAAGAAAGGCTCTCCACCGAGAAAATGAAAGCGTTTTAGTGATTGAAAGTTATCCTGCATCCAGACCCAGAACCGTTCCTGTAACTCTGATGTGTTAATTGGTGTAATGGGCATTAATCGCACACCTTGTTGATCAAACGATCCATAACGATTGTATTCGTCTGCTATCTTGGAACTGACTTCTGGGAGGCAATACACGCAGGACAGATTGCAAGTATTATCAAAAAATACTTCTAATATAGTGGGGGATATTATCACACTGTTGATGTCAGTATCCAGCTCTACGGGATACAAATTAGGGATAGTATTTTGCAACATTCGGTCACTAAAGCCACCCGATGTTTCAATTTTTTGACAGTATTCACAACCACCAGTGGGCCATTGGCCTGACAACATTAATTTTCTATCTCTCACTTTTGTATCAGTGTTATGAAAATTGTCGAAGTCTTCTATAGTTAACTTACTGGTACTAGCACGATGACAGGAATGATTGGTTCCCCTGTTAAGGTACAAGGTACTCCATGCCCACTTACTCTGACACGCAATACCTGACTTAATAGGGAAGAACCGTTTCTCATTCATAGCGGTCACTATCGTCGTCATCATTAAAGTCATCAGTATCTGCATCTTCTGCATACTGCTTGAATGCTCGCTTGAGTGAGGCGTCAGTGGCGCTAAACTCTTTGAGCTCCTGGTCGCCTAACATATCGACCATTACACTCAGTAAGTTATCAGCAGCTTCCTGTCTGTCCTTGACAGGAATATACTGCTTCAGGATAGTATATACTTCGCTAAGAACATCTACATCGATACTCATTCTGTTACATCTTCCTCTGATTCAGTGGCAATAATTGTCTGTGCTACTAACTTTTCCTTGGCGGAAAACTCAGTCATAACCAGATCCATAATACCGTTTTCGTTTTTATTCCATTCCTTACGGTAGTACTTATGTACTTCGCCATTAAGGTCAGTATAAGTGTAACGGTTACCTTCTTTTTTAATCATTTCTCGTTTTTCGATCAGATCAAAGAAGCCTGAGTAGGGGTTCATGCCAGTTTCATAAGGAATCTGAATCTGAATGTCCTCAAACGGTTTAGCATATCGGGTCTTCATGATCTTGCATCCAGCTCGGATGCCCAGTACGTCAGTGACTTTGTTGCCATCTTCATCTTCTTTCAGCTTGAGTTTCTTCATGGCCACCAGAATACTAGATGCGAATACAAAGCCAGCACCACCACTGACCACTGGATCAGGGTTATACATATCTTGTGACGCATAAGTGTGATTAGTTGCTACTAGGCCAATACCTAGACTACCAAACATGTTAACACAGTTGGTCACCAGTGATTTAAGGGCACGAGGTTTGTGTCCCATGTCACCTTTCATACCACCTGAATCAAACTGATCAACTTGCACTGGAGTCAACAACATACCCAGCGAGTCAATAACAAATAAAACTTTGGGACGATCAGCCTCAGCCAATGCTTTATAATCTTTAACGAATGTAGAAATAGTTTTTGCCACATCGTCAATCATGGCCATGTTTAGCTTCAGAAGTTTATCTTCTGATGTATCTACACCTAGAGCGTGTAACCAAGTTTCATCCAATGCGTTTTCTGAGTCAATCAGAACGACATAGATTCCCTGCTCTTGTGCGTTTTTAACCAGGTTACCGGAACAAATATAACTTTTACCTGAACCAGATTCGCCTGCAAATACTGTTACCTTGCCCAGTGGAACTCCTTTCTTGAAGTCTCCTGAGATTAGATAATTTAGTGCGTAATTACCAGTGCTGATCCAATCAGTTGGATCATGAAAGCCAATGCTTAGGCCTTCGATTGATTTAGTAATATCCTTGCGGAATTTACTCAAGTCAAAGGGTTTTTTCATGTTAAATCCTTGTTGAAGATAACCCGGGCGTACGGTGATCAATTCCGCAGAGGCCCGAGCCGTTTTAGATTACTTCTGTCGATTTCGGATCATTGCCAAGATATCTTCAGCACGTTGGCTGGAGGGTTTGGCCGCAGCTGGTACAGCAACTGGTGCTGATGCAACTGGTGTGTCTTCATCGGGTTCAAACGGAGGATCATCATGCTGCGCTGCCGGAGCAGGTGTTGCCACTGGTGTTGCCGCACGTGGTGCCGCTGCTGATTCATTTGAACCACCGCCCTGGAAGCCGCTGGGCTTATAGTAGTTGGCCCAACGATCTGGATCATATGGTTGACCATCAACTGATGCTTCAAACATTTCCTTGATGACCTTCAGCTCAACATCGCTAGGCTTGTTGGGTAGGAAGTCGTTCAGGTTGTACAAACCAAACTGTTCGATAGCAGCCGCTTCATCAGCAGTCAACGCAGATTCCTTACGGGACCAGGTGCTTGTTGAATAGTCGGCATAGCCACCCTTGCTAGTTTTCTTGACGTTAAAGTCTAGACCAGCTTGATAGTCTGTGGGTAAGTTTTCCATTTCTGGATCCAACAGTGCGTTCTTAACCAGATTAAAAATCTGTGGACTAATAACGAAACGACGGATGGGATTTTCTGGAGTCTTGTCGTCACCAATAGGATTGTCACGAACAAAACCCTGGAACAGGTATGAGCGTTTCTTCCAATATTTGCGACCCATTTCCTCCAATGCTGGATCTTTAAACCAAGCACGGACTTCTGCCAGGATTGGGCATGCCGAACCATCGTTGTACATTTCCACACAGGGGACTTGAACCACAACTGGCTTGCTATCTGACTGGCCTTTGATACCAGCAAATGGTAGACGAATCATTGCTCGTTCTACCCAGAAGAAACTGTTCTTGGGATTTGCGTCGGGGAGGAATCTGATGCGGGCTGTAGTGCCCTCTGCGATATTCCAGTGAGCGTATACGGTGTTGTCACCGCCGCTTTGTGAATTACCTGTACTGCGGGATTCTGATGCTTGAAGTTTTGCGCGGATTTCCGCTAATGTCATTGCCATAATGTTTTCTCCTAAAATGTGCCATGATATAATGTGCCTAAGAATACTGCACATGAGTACAGTATACGCATTTATTTATACAGAGTCAAAAGAAAAGGCGAAATAAATTCACCTTTTAATTTTTATTTGGTTTTAATTTAATCTAAATCAGCGAACCAACCACCTTTGACTGCATCAAAGTAGGCTTGTAATTTATTGCCACTAGCATAAGGGGAAGAAACGGTCATAACTGGCTGTCCAGACGCATCTAAACTTAATCCTAGATTTTGCACTTCTTTTTTACCGTACTGCTCACCAGTGCCTGAATTAAAAAAGGTCACTGCCACTGTAGCAGCTTGCTCAGTAACTTCTGACTCGGTAAATAGGTCGCTATACTTTCTGAAAAAATCTGGGTTCATTTTAAAAAATCCTTTTAAATATTTATCGTTTTAGTCCAGCCAGGCTTCTCAGAAAGTCCAGTGGGTCTGCTTGTTCAGCTACGTTGGGAGCATCCATTCCAGTGCTGCCAGTGGTATTGGGCGCAGCACTCTGTGGCTGTTGTGGTGCCGCGGCTGGGGTTGGTTGTTGTGTGTAATTCTGGCTGTATCGTAATGCTAGATCAGCGTGGCCATGATCCTGTAACCATTCAATAACTAGAGGTCTGGCATCAGCCGTGTCACCAGTGTCATTGGACAGGGCACGTAGTTTATCATCTAAACGAGTGTCACCAATGATGTCACGCAAGGCCCCAATGGCGCTTACACCATTGATACCAGCTTCAATTGGCTTCGCCATTAAACGGTCCAATTGATCTATTTCTTCTTTGTGATCGCCTAGATCTTCTTCTAAATTCATTTCAGTTACTTCATTAGCCCAGGCCTCAAACTCTTCACCCATGGTGCTTTCCATGGCCTGTTGTTCGCGCTTGTAGGCACGATATACATAGGGCAGGGCTTCATTAAAACGATCATCATATATCTTCTTAACAAATCGTTCACGTAGGCTATCTACATCAATTTCTTCTTCTACATCTGATTCGGGCATCCAGCATTCTTTATAATCCTGGTAGCCACGACGTCCACCAATGCGGTGTAGTTTGTTTCTCAATTCACCATAACGGTGAACAGCAGCTTTGGCCATTTCGGCCGTTTCACGATCTTCAAATTCACGACGTTTAGCTTCACGACAGAAATGGGCCATGTTGGACATTTCTTCGCACATACCCACAATGCTTTCACCAATCTCGTCGCCCAGTTCACCACCCTGGCTGCAATGCTGTGCCATGGCCCGTGCCCCAGTCATGTTCTTAAATGGCAGTAGACGGCGTTCACCCACCGCTGTTTCTAGGAATATTGCTTCAATATGACGGCTGCGAGCACCACGTTTGGTCTCATCCACATTGTCACTGTGGCGTACAATAATTCTAACTGGGCCGCATTCTTGATAGCTGCTACGGGTTGTGCCCCATAAACGACTTTCAGTTACTTTAATATCATCAACGGTATTCACGCTATCACTCTTGCTCTGTTGTTTAATATCTTTTAGGTCTAGATTGCTTTTGGTAATGTCGCGAATGTCAAAGTTTAACAGATTGCGTTTGGCAAATTCACGCAGACTGCGTAAAAAGCTGAACCATTCTACACGCTGAGTATCATCCAATGTATCTGTCATAGCCTTGTCAAAATACACTTTAAGGCCGGTCTCGTCAATCAAACTCATGGTGATATTACCAAAAGTTTCACCAGACTGGCTGGTATAATCATAGTTAAAATAACGAGCCTTTTCAGGATCCGTGGTGGACCGGGCTCGTTCGTCACCTAGATTAATATCAGTAAATCTAGTACGAATCTTGTCAAATAGGGCCGAAGCAATGTTTTCTATTTCGCGCATACAGTATTTAGCCTACATCATTATGAATGGCATGGGATTGATATTTTCACTCTGATCTCGTAACTGCATATCCAGCGAACTATCATAGCCCTGAAGCACTGCAATCATGCGAATAGTCAGTATGATCGCCATGACCAAGTCATCGTTTTCGCCCGGTTTAGCTGCAAAGCTGGTACCGTGTGCCACAAATGTCTTTAATTCGCTGATTAAATTTTTACTGGCCAAGTGCATTTTCTTATTTTCTATGTAATTCTTGAGTTTAGCACAGGCAGTAATTTTACTCTTGTTAGTAGTGGTAAATCCCTTGCGCATCCTGCTCACACCGGCTCGCCCAGGCTCTGTCATAAAAACCCCGTGTATGTTTTCTTCACCAAGTTCAGCAATGGTAACCAGTGCTGCCTCACCCAGGGTGTTGTTCTCCACACTGTAGTATATGTCGTTGTCATTACCAGTGCTGTCATATAGATACTGACATATCTCCCGGAGTATCACAATCTGCCTTTGTATGGGTGTTTTGTTGTGTTGCCACTCGGCGATCTGACGAAAACTGGGCAATTCAATGACTTGAATGGCAGCAAAGTCGCCACCAGTGCCTAGACTGGGGTCTAGTCCCACAACATAGGTGTTTCCTCGCTTGGGCTTGGTGTACCAACGTACTTGTCCCTGGCGCTCTACAGGGTCTATACCATCCATCTCTACCAGTGTGGTGGGCTTAATTAACGTCTCATCATTAATAATGAACTCTAATTCGTGTTCTCGACGGAATCGTTCTTCACCAATACGTCCAATCTCTTCTTCTTTCCAAGCTTCACTTCGGTCTGGGTGTTCTGACCAGTGTGCTTTAAACGGACTAAATCCATTTATTCCCAACTTAGTTTCGTTGCCATAAGCATCAGTTCTCTTGTTGGCTTGTTTCCAGATGAACGCAAACTGATCCTCGTCTGAGTTTGGTGTGCTGGTAATAATACACTTACCACCAGTACTGAGTGTGGGAGATATAGCTGTCCAGAATTCTCGGGCGATGGTGGGCCTAACGAACGCGAACTCGTCCAAGTATAGTAACGATAGCGACATACCACGACCAGTCTTTTCAGTAGTTGCACGGGCCACAATACGACTCTTGTTATCAAAGTCAATATTGCCCTGGTTATAAGCTTCTACACCGGCCTTGAGCCACTGCGGGCACATTTCGTAAGCATAACGAATACGATGCATGATTTCCTGGGCGCCGCTATACTGATGGGCGGCGATCAGAACTGTCTGGTCTGGATTAAACATGGCAAACCATAATAGATATCCGGCAGCACTGGTGGTCTTACCAGTCTGACGTGGCATCATAGACACTGAGAATCGGTTACTATGGTAGTTATCAATCAATTTGACCTGGAAATCAAAAGGACTATACAACAACTTACCTTTGGTTGGGTGTTGTATATAGAAGTAATTCTCCATGAAATACTTGTAGCCAGTCACCGGATCAGCACATCGTGCGTATTCACTGATCTGTTCATTGGTCAGTGCTATGCTTATGTTGGCCGGGCGGACGAACTGATTGTCATCAGACATTTACTTTTATTCCATTATATGTTAATATAAATATTTAGTATTAAACCTTATGTGAATCAAAATGTCGGACACTCTACTATTAAATGCAAACTATGAACCCATCTCAATTCTGCCATTGAGTGTAATTGATTATCAACACGCCATCAAACTAATGTTTCTGGGCCGGGTAACTGTTCTAGAAACTTATCCCAATTGGATACTACATAGCGAAAAACTGGCGTTAAATGTTCCCAGTGTTTGTGTGACCAAAGATTACTTCAAATACAAAAAACATGTAAAGTTCAGTCGCTACAATATGTATCTGCGAGATCTGTTCAAGTGTCAGTATTGTGACGAGATTTTTGATTTTGATGAGCTGACCATTGACCATGTGATCCCACGCAGTTCTGGTGGTAAGACCACCTGGGATAACTCTGTTACCAGCTGTAAGTCATGCAATCATAAAAAAGGCAGTAAGTTAATTAAGCCTAAGGTCATGCCATATGCACCTGATTACTACAGTCTAGTAAGCAAATGGAAGCAGACTGACTTCAAGGTCAAACAAGCGTCGTGGAATCAATATCTGGGAGTCAATAAGAAAGTGGCTTAACGCTTTTTTCGTTCTGCGTTGTTTTTGATCCTGTGGGCTGGGGCATCACCGATTGGTTTAGTCCCTGTTAGGTAAGGGAGACTGAACCAAAGTTGGAACCATTCTGGTGTTCCGGGTTTTATGTTGTTGCGCTTTTCCAACTCACGTTTTTCCATGCCAGTGATGCTGATGTTACTGCCCACTGGGCTCATGGGATTGCCGTTACTATCGTTGGGAGTTGTTAATGCCGGATCGTGTCCACCAGCTGTATAATAGTCTTCTGTGACCAGACCAGCCAGTTTTTTAAGTCTGTTTAATTCAGCGGGATCCATAAATGCATCTGGATCACCGGTCTCGCCTTCTGGAACGAAGTTGGCACTGGTTAGACGATATTCTTTCATTTGGATTTACGACGTACTGGGCCCTGAGGTTGCACTGGGCTCTGATGATTTACGTCCGGCATTTCTTGAGATTTCTTTTTACTGATTCTAGTGGATTTGCGACCCAGATGACGCTTGGCTGCATCAATTATTTCTCTGTCAGCGTCAGAGTAACCAATGGTCACCAAATTGCTGCGAGTGGGCCCATTACTGTCGCCAAAGTTATCAGGAGATCCAGCTAAGGCTACACCAAAACGATACATGTGGTATGGATGGCCGTTGTCCAGATCATCAAAAACTTCAGCATCAGGCAGTGCATACTTACTGGAAGTGCGCAGTTTGCTTTCAGTGATGACTTCGTTTATTTTCATTTTGTGAAATAAGACTTTAACTTGTCCAGGGCAGCTTTGGCCCAGCTGGGTTGAGGAATATGCCAACCAATTACAATACCAACTGCCAACAATAATAGTGTATCAATCATCTTATTTCTCCGTTACCATGCTCTGCATGACCAGTATCGTGCTTTGGTACGTGGACCAGGATTGTCACAGTTGTGACGAGCACGAAAATTCTTGCGACGACCAGGAATATTTTTCTTGATGCGCATATTTTTGTCACCAAAGTTTACTTTGATAACTTTGCCAGTTTTGGGATTCTTAACATAGACTTTGGATTTCTTTACATCGCCAGCCATGGGTTTACCCAGTGGTACTTTACGGCCCTGATATTCAGCTTCTTCTACTTCTTCGTCATCCGCCATGTCATGATTTACTTCACCATAAACAATCCGGCTGTTATCTTCTGATAACATACCCAGACGAGTAAGTTCAGCAATGGCTGCATCAGTGGCTTCTAAGACAAAACCATCAGAAGTTTCTGCAATAACATGGCTGCTTAGATAACATTCTTCGTTTATAATAATATCAAAATCATCACCAGCGACTGGATTGTTACTGGCATACTCTGCTTCTGCAATGTAATCTAATAATGTTTTCATATTACTTGCGTGACTTTACTTTGATGCTTTCGTAAGCCTGCATTAGACGGTTACCCAGTGCAGCCAATGGATCAACACTTCCTTCTGTTGCCATGGGATTGTCACCAGCCTTGGGCTTGTCAGCATACTGCTTTTTCTCACGATTTAAGTCGTTGCCCTGGCGTATGATAGCATCAACGTTTTCAACTTCTTCGTCTGGGCTATTAGCATACTCAGGTGCCTCTTCAACATCAGTGTCGCCATATTTCTTGGCTTCAGCCAAAGCTGCTTCTGCTTTAGTAGTGTCAAGACCAGCAATACGCATCATGTCCAACATCTGTTCTGCTTCTTTGATGTTCTTGGAGATCTTTTCACGACGTGCTTTTATATACTCGTCTGACGAGTCTGTGTCACCATCATTGTCCACGTCATCATCTTCTTTGCCCACTGGATCCAGAGCTTCGTCAACTTCTTTAGCATCTTGGGCAGCTTTCTTCATGGGCTCTTTTTTGTCGCCGTCTTTGTCTAGATCAATGTAGTCTGGTTTAGCGGCTTCAGATACTTCCAGCCCAGCTAAACGTGCTAATTCATTCAGATCATCTTCCATAGTGGGCTGTGGTGCAGGAGCCGACTGCGGTGCAGGTTGACCAGTTATAGCTGACAAACGTGTAGCTGGTACAGTGGTTTCATCACCAAAGCGATTGGCAACTTTGACCATGCCACTGGCCATGTCAACAGCAACTACTTTAACTACTTCACCATTACTGGATTTAACTTGCTCGCCAGGTTTAAATGTATGGGCTTGCATTTGTTGGCCTTGAACGGACATAGGATTTACAGCTTCTGCCATGCCCATGTCAGCTGACAAGCGATCAGTGATCCAGTTGTACGGGTCACCAGTGCGAGCTTTGGCTACGCCGTAGGGCATTTCACCTGAGTCCATGTAATAGTCAAACAATGCTTCGTATAAGTCGTTATCCAAATCACCAGTCTGTTCAAACTGTTTTACTTCGTGTTTAAAACGATTTAATACGTGTTGTAGTGTTTCATTGGCGCCGTCCATAATACGAGCCTCGTCCATACGGTGCACTGTACCCTTGGCTTTGCTCTTGGGTGCTTTGCTACCAAAGAAGCTTTGTAAATCTTTAGCGCCACTGTAAGTTGGTGCTGCTGCTTTGGCTGGGCGACCGCGGCCTTTCTTCTCACCAGCGGCTGGTTTTGGTTTGGCCATACCCTTTGCAGGGCGTCCACGTTTCTTAGGACCTTTCTCAGCAGCTTTGGCGGCTGCTTCTTCTTCATCTGCATCACCCTGGTATTCTGTACCGTATGTTCCACGATGGCGTACACCAGTTGAGGTCTTGGTTAGTTCACCTTCTTTAACTGGATAGGTTTTTCCATCAACTTCAAATTCTTTAGCACCAGCAGCTTTGGCTCGGGCCAGCGCACCAGAAAATTCGTTGCCTTCTTCCATGTCACCTTCTGCTACTTCAGGTGGTAATCCGTCATCGGCACCAGCAACTTTTCGCTGCATAGCAATTTTATTCTTTTCACGCTGTAGTTTGTTAGGCTGTGCTGCTAATTTAGCCTGTGCAAACTTGTCCAATCCCAGCTGATCAGCTGGTAACTTGGCATAAGTAGCAGTCTCTTTGACTTTCTTGGCAATGTCATGTGCCTTGGTGATAGTGCTCTTCTTCAGAGGCGGCGCATCACCAGTGCTCTTCATTGCCTGTGCCATGCCAACAGCATAAGGATTTTTTGCCTTTTCAGCAATATAGGCTTCTGACAATTTCTTTTCTATGCCAGCAACACCGGTCATAATGCTACCTTTGGCCTCTACACTTTCGTAGATGGGCTTACTTTCAGTAGTCTTGGAAGCCTCTTTGGGTTCCAGATTTTTTAGTGTGTTTAAAATATTGTATATGTTGTTGGACGACATGATATTACTTTCCTTTTCTCACTGGGCTAGGGATTTTATTCTGGTGTGTACCGACGGGGCTTGTAGTTCCTTCTTTGTCAGTAGACATAGCACCAGCAGTTTTTTCTGTTGCTGCAAATTCGTATTTGCGACTTTCCAATTCTTTTAACAGGCTACCCACACGAACTTGGCCGGCCAATTCCTGCCCACCAGCATCAGCAGTCAATTCAGGCTCATTTAAATATGCACCTTCGTGGTCTTGTCCGCGCAGCTCTGCTTCGTCGGTATAACCATGTTCATCCAGTGTGTATACGCATACACACTCAGAATTGAGACCCGCACGTTCAGCTACCAGCTGACGAATCTGTGGAGCGATTGTTGGGTAATTTACACCAATATCAATGACATAGCATTCGCAAGGTCCCATTTTGGGAAAGTCTCGGTGTTCCTGGATGGGTAAACGTTTGGGAGCTGTGATTGTTTCTAGTTGGAAAGCTTCTAGCGCACTCTTAAGGCGCTCCACTGCTGGCTTATCCATTTCGTGTTGGGCAATTTTGATCCTAAATTCATAGATCTTTTTTGCTTCGTACATGTATTTTTGGAATGATTTCATCGCATTAATCCTGTGTAGTAGTATTTAGCCTGCACTATTACTTTTGGGTTGACTGGTTGCTTAGAATTTGCCGGAGAAGTTCGTTTCTGTCTAAAACGATGCCTTTTCCCTCTACAGGAGCAGCGGTTCCACCCTCACCTTTGGCGTTATCCTTGGCTATCTGATGATCCAACTTGGCTTTCTGCATCTGTAGTTGCAGGGTTCTGAGCTTACGATCCATTTTGGCTGTTTTGGCTGTGATGGCCATGCCCAGCATACTGCTGGCAGTCTGTAGTATAACACCAGCAAATCTGGGGTCAACATTAAGACCCAGGTCCATCATATCTTCTGCTTTACTTTTGGCGTAGTCTGCCAACTCGTCCATTTCGTCATCTGATGCATCCAGAGCACGAACACTGGGCATGGCTGCATCTAGTTTATCAATGGCAGTATCCACTTGTGCGATCATTTCGCGATTTTCTTCAATAAACACTTTAGCTTCTTCCACGGTGGGGGAATCTTCGTCAGTAAACGTGGGAAGGTTTAATATTTCTTCTAATTTTTTGGTCATATCGTATTTACTAACCAATATGATATATTAGAATATCTTTGTATTCAGCTAATCCGTATTTGCGCCAGTTGCTACTGCAATGTAAATTACATCTGGGGAACATACCAGCTGTGCCCAGTTCATAGTTGTATACGCCATCCAACTCAAAGTAATCAGCTGGGTTTTTGTTCAGCATACAATGATCCACATCGTATAGTTCTGACACATTACTAACTGGGGTATAGTTTTCTGGGTGACTGATAAAATCTGATTGAAAGTCCAGATATTCGCTGAACCGCTTGAATTCTTTTTTCCAGACCACAGTTTTTGCCACATCAGCAGTGACGGCATCTAGCGGCATTATGACACTGTATAACCAATCGGGATTGGCATCCGGGCCTGGTTCGTCTATATGCATACTGTGTGGTATATACTGACGTTGATAAGCTACCCAAAAATGGACATCCTTGGGAATAAAATTATGTATTAGTTGTGCTGCTAGTTTGTATCCAGGATCATCAAATGTCAGCTGGCGTCTGCGATCCTTGACATCCCAGTTGTCCAATCCCCATTTGCGTTTGACATCATCAGGCGTTGCTGATATGACTGTATAATCCTCAGCCGCAAAATACTGATCCCAGTCAGCTTTAAACCAATTGATGGTTTCTAAACTTACAAAATCAACTAATGTTCTGACCATTTCTTGCCTGTTCGTAACTACGGTTTATAATGGGATTCCAGCGTCTGCCATCCCAGGCACCATGTACGATAATGTGAATACGTTCTTCATCGCTGTCATTGAATACCACATGCTGATAGTGGTTGTTAAACATCATAACACTACCAGTATCTCGAAATGGTATTAGCCCACGTTCAGTAACAAACTTGCAGCCCACGGGATTGTTTAAACTGATGTTGGTTGCTGCACCCAGATTACTAGTCCGGTTGTCGCTGTGTTGTACAATATAACCACCAGGCCTCAACAACATAAAACGTAGTCTGTGGTAAAATTGAAAGGGAAACTGATTTTTAAAATAGTCTGTGGTCACAGGACATAAGTCAGCAATGTCAGTCCATGTGTATGGGGCAGTATCGTGAGTGTAACCATACATATTGGGTGCGTCTGTCTGTTCAGCACTCATGCCGTGTATACATAAGCTCATCCAACCTTCACCGTCGCCTTCGCGATGAGTTACAAAGCGATGTCTAACAGCCCGGGCCTCTGCCAATATCTCAGCATAGGGCATGGATATATCCATTTCTAAATACGGCAGATGGCTTTCTCTGAATATCCATTCAGCACGTTTCCACTCATTTTCCAGTTGTGGTACTTCGGGATATTCAATTGTTCGGTGTTGGTGTTCTGCTATAAATTGTTTGACGCTGTCTAGACGTGTCATCTTTTACCTTGATGGAATAAATCATGTTCAGTGATGATTCTAAATTTAATATTGTTTGCAGCACAGTATGCTCTGGCTGCTTGCCACTTACACATATTTAACACAGCGTGAGCCTGGTCTCTTTTACTTTTAGCAGACTCTAAAGTAGTTTCTTTGCTGGGTTTGACTTCCCACATCTCTGCGTGATTCTGACCATTGGCATCTTGAAATACTACAAAAAAGTCTGGTATGTAGATGGTGTTTTTATTGGTAAATGGATTTTTATATGGTATGTGTATGGCCTCATTGGCCCACTGTAATATTGCTGGGTTGTTATCACACATACGCATCACTGCGTGTTCCCAACTACTGCGGTAATGTGGTACCTTCTTTCCCACATATTTGGCTGGATTCAATAGTTGATAAAATCCATTGGCATATTTGCTCATATTAAAATTGATCTACTGACGTACTTGCTGGTAATTGGTTGGTTGTTGATACCCAGGAAACTAGTACCTTTTCTATTTAGATTGAGGAACATGGCCAAGTAACTGTCGATCTGTCCTTTGGGCAGCTTTACAAACTCTTCTAACACACTCATGGGGTCTATACCCTGTGCTAGACTTGTGTATATAACCGCACTGGCCAGAGCATTGGCTGCGGCCACATTTCCATCGCAGTATTCTTGAAAATATCCCACAATGGCATCATTCTGATTACCAGATACTGTACTGGATACTGTAAAGAAATTATTAAAGTATTTTTTCTGATCGTTCAGTGAATTTAAGTTTACTGAACCTAAGTTGTTAGATGAACTAGCCATTTTTATAAATTCCCACGTTCGGCATTATAGGCATCAGCCTCAGCCTGTTCACGATCAAAATCAGCTTGTGTTTGAAATTGTGAGCTGGTGTAATCAACAGTGGGATTAGACCCCTGGGCAAAATTGGCTCCGCCCTCACTGGTAGCATATACTGAATTTGATCCTGATGGTGCAAAATAGTTGGGTCCGTAAGATGCAAGATCTGCTTGCCATCTGAGTCTAGTTTGTTCAGCAGTTTCACCGTTGACACCACGAGCACCAGTTTCTCCAATTGAATTTGACGGTAGACCAGACGATCCATAATCTGTGACCGGAAAGGCCTGCGCGACTGATTCATTATTACTATACATAACATTATTATTTCCGCCACCTACTCCTGGAACTTGAGATATGTCATTGTATAATATTTCTCTACTGTCAGTGCTGGCCGCATAATATGAGTTTTGACGCAATGGACTACTTCTACCAAAAGCTGACAATAGAGCACTGGTACCAGCTGGTATGCCAAAAGAATTGGTGCCATTGATACTGGCTCCGCCAAAATTAGGTATCTGTATCTTGGACAAGGGGTTATTACCATTCAATATGTTCATACCAATGGTTTTTAATTCATTGGTGGCTATCTGACCAAAGTTGGCGCCTTTAAAGTTATTAAAGCTCTTAAATGCTGTTAGTCCAGCACCCAACCAGTTGCCCTGGCCCAGCTGGCTACTCACACCATTCAATGCAGATACTAAGCCTCCTGGTCCCAATATACTTTGTGTACCACCACCCTGCGGTGTCAACGGACTTGGTGTCTTATCATAATGCAGAATAGCAAAACCATTAACGGTCTGGTCAGGCACCACCTGTCCGTAACTATATAAAACTGATTCATATGCCACGGTCATGGAGATCTCCATAACCTCATTTGACGAGTTGTTATTATGATCACCAAACTTAAAGTTGGTTATAGTGGGATTTATCAGTGTGTATTCTGTAAAGTTTCTCTGATGTAAACTGTACACTCTGATGGAGTTTAACATTCGTTCCACAGCACCATTACTGGCGTAAGCCGCTGGACTATATCCCCAATTCTGTGACTGGCGATCTGAATATTTACTAGGCTGAGCAAACGTCTGCGGTACGTGATCGCTATCACGATAATAATGGCTGTAATAATTCCACCAGAAATATCTGATGGTGTCAGCATTATCATCGTGGAATGTAATTGTTATGGGGTCGTATCTTAGTTTAGTCTGGACTACATTGGGACGGTTATAAGCGTTATAGGTCTTGTTGTCTACAGTAAATTTGGGCAGTTGTGCTGACTTAACCAACATACCTGATTCTAAAATAGCCTCGTTGGTTAAGTTGTTTAAGTTGGGATTTAAATCAAATGCCACATGGAATAAGAATCCATACTTAGGGGATAATCTGTAATTTCCGTCAACAAAAAGTCTGGTGGCGTGGCGATAATCTTTTATATTAGTACCGGCACCAGCTTGTTTTAGGAATTGATTAAAAATGTTGGCCATAATAGTATTTATATGAAAGAAAAACCTGGATTTTACTCCAGGTTTTCTATTCTATTGCGGTAAAATTAACCAGTAATTGTAGAACCAATAGTACGTGCTACTGCTGTACCAACACCAGTTCCTGTAGGTGTCTGTATAGCATTATCATACTTGATGGTTAAGTTAATGGTAGCATGGGTATTTTCAGAGTAATTAAGATCACCATAATCGACCTGGCTGATAAAGCAACCATACAATTCCCAAGTTTCTAAAACGTTGGGCTGATTGGCGCCGTTACCACCATCTAATACTTCGTAAACCAATTGGAATTTATAGTCAATGCCTGATGCCGCTGATGCTTGTTCCATAAAGTCAAACTGTTTCTGCAATTGTTCGCCCACCAACTTGCTGACATTGCCGCCGGCATCGTCACGTAGCTGTACTGCTGTATCTTGCCACTCAGGCTTGCCCAACAATTTAACTTTGCTGTTGTAGACATCAATAGTAATGTCGCCAAACTGTAACTGTGGACGTTTGATATCCATCACTTGTTTGGTCATTTCAACTACGTTTGAACTAACTCCAAAGTTTAAAAAACTAGTGCGAAAGCGGAATTTTAGCTTGGGCATCAACAGACCCTGCGCACTGGCGCTCTGGCCACTGGCCAGGGGTACTGTAAATTTTGTTAAGGATGCTACTGCCATATATATCTCCTGTTATACTTATTTATATGTTTTATCAACTGCCCAAGTTACCAATACTGCCGGGGTTCAACAATCTTATTGGAATATAGATGAACTCAACACTCTTCATTGGTTCAATCGCAATGTCCACATATAGTTCGTTACGAGCAATACGATCTGACGTGTTGTTGCTTGTATCGCAAACTACTAGGTAGTCGTAAATACCGCGCTTGGCCACTAGATCATTTAAAGCACCCTCAATAATAGCCTTGATCTGGTCACGTGTAATCTTGTCGTTAGGTTCAAACAAGAAACCGTTACCTGTCTTGGCTAGTATTGTGCGAATGTAGTTAACCAATCTTGCTACGTTGACACGGTCCATAGAGCTAGTAGTTGGATTACGGGTTTTCTGTCCCCAAACAACCACACCAGTTCCAGTGATAATAGTTACTGGGTTGATTTTGATTGTATACAAGCTATCACGCAAGCTCTGACTGATACCAGTACGTTGGAATTCACCAGTGGTAGCGTTCAGGTAACCTAGATCAGTTACGTTGTCAACTAAGCCACGACGTACACCAGCTGGTGCAAACCACTGATATGCCAAGTTGTCGTTACGGATGTAAGTACGCAGAGCCATGTGACTTGGTGGAACCATAATGGGGTTACCCTGTGCGTCGTTACTCAAACCACTGGGGTAATATACTGCTAGGTATGGATCAGCAGTAGTCAAACCACCTTCTGTTACACCATTGCTCCAGTTTGTTAGTCCAACAACGTTGGTGCTCAGGGTCATTGGTGTGTCACCAATAACAAATGCTGTGTTAGCACGGTCATTGTTCAATGCAACCATATTGCTGATAGCTTCTGGATATCCAGGAGCAGCGATTAGGTTGTATTCAAACTGATCTTCACGGATCTGTGTGTTGCTGTCAACTGCGCTCTTGATTGCTTCTACAATCATTGCACGTTGTGCCTGATGACCAGCATACATGCTGCCATCATTCTTGTTGCCACTTGCACTGACCCAGGCACCAGCTTCTAAAATATCCCAGTATGCGCTGCCAGCGGATGGAGTGTTACCAACGTTTGACCCAGCTGACGAGACAAAAATATCTGTGCCATATATTACTCTGGCACCAGAAGCGTAAGTAGTTCCTGCTGCATAAGCACTGATGTCGCCATTGTAACTTGCATAAGTGAAGTAATCACTAACAAAACGCTTGACGTTATAGCCACTGCGACGTGTGTTAAACAATAGGATACCACGTGGGTATAGTTGTGGATCTGGACAATCTAGATCAACATAGTTTCTGGTGTCGTCAATTAAATCAGTAATAGCTGGCAAGGAGCCAGATATTGGATCAGTAGTTCCAGTAACGTCCCAACGAGCGTCAGCAAATATGATACCATTCTGACTGATCTGGTCTGTGTTATCAATAGCAATCCAACTCGTACCATTGTAACGGTATAAGTTAGGATAGTTTTCTAGATCACTGGTATCTAACCACAAGTCACCAGCTACCAATGCTGAATTATCAGATTGTGCTGTAGGTTCAGTGGCTGTTACAATAACACCAGCTGGACTGGAGTTTTGTAGGTTATAACCACGGGCATCAGCAGCTAAACTGCGATAGCTCTTCCAGGCCTGACCGTCGTTTACTAAAATATCTACAGAAGTAGCATCGTTATAATACCACAATGTACCATCAGATGGATTAGCTGTTGGCTGTGTAATACTGTATGTATATTCTAACGAATCCCATCCGCTGATAAACACAGTGTCGTCAGCTAAAACTTCAACATTATCAAGATTTGCAGCAGAGGTAAATCCAGCTGAGTTCAGATAGTTGGTTCCACCCACTGGCTCCATAATAATATTGCCACCGGCTGTGTGTGTAATGCTGATAGTACCGTCGCTTTCCACTGCGGCCGTAACGTAAGGTACGTTAGCTGCTAAGATGGCAGCAACAAATACCGAAGCACCACCAGTAGAACCAAATGTAATTGTATAATTACTGCTGTAGACCGAACTGTTAATTGTTGATGCTCTTAGTAGGATAGTGTCGCCCGATACAAACGCACTTGATGCTGGCACTGTACTGGCTTTTGCCGTTACTGCACCTGATACAGTTCTAACACGTGGGCGATAGCTGCCCATGTGCAGAGTGGCGGTTCCGGCGAGGTTTGTGTCCTGGATCATAAAGATGGTACCTACACCCACATTGGCACCACCACCAGCTGGATCCAAATTATAGTTTGCTATAGTAGAGTTGCGGTATGACGACACTGCTTGTGCAGTCCAGGTTTGTGTTAGTGAATTATATTTTTTAAACGAAAAGTTGGAGCCGCTACCTAATGAACCAGTTTTCAACCACAATGCGCCACTGGGTGCTGGGTATGTACCATTGGTATCCCACTGAGGTGCGCTGGCATACGATCCGTAGTATACACCGACTGGTCTTGATCCAACAGTTGGGCTAGAACCCAGTGTATTATATGTACCAGCAGTTAATCCCAATTGTGTTAACACTGTACCAGAAATAGTAATCCGTCCATTGGTTGTTGAACCATCGCTTTCACTATTTTGTGTACCGTAAATTGCAAGTTTACCATTCAGGGCTGTTACAGTTACACCAACCACACTGGCCGCTGTAAGTTCAGCCTGGATTTCAGTTGCTGCTGTGGCTATTGATGTTCCTGACGATATGGTTACTGATTCACCGTTAATAACGATTGTACCAGTAGACGTTGTGGCTGCCGTAGCAGTACCAACCAATGTAGGCCAAGAATTTTCCCAAGCAGTTGATCCCACAGGAACCCACTTGTTATAGTAAGCAAAACTGGTTGTTGTGTTTGCGCCGGCTTTGTAGAATATGCGGTTAGCGGAGGTTGTAGCAACAACAGCATAGCTACCAATCTGTCCAATACTGCTCAGCGGAGTTGGCTCATCAGTTAATGAATCAAAAGTTACATCTGATGTGTCGGATTCGCTGGTAATAATTATAGGTGACTTGTTGGTAAAGGCCTGAGTTGTTTTGTCCCACTCATAGATACCCCAAGTAGTGGTGGCTAGATCAAACCAATAAGTGTTATTAGGTACGTCACCACTGGGGCGAACTGATGTACCAGCCAATTGATCTAAGTCAATGTCAGCACGGATAGCATAAACACGATTGCCCAGGCCCAAAGCACTGTAAGCGGCCATTAGACCATATTCGTTACGCTCATCACCGTGGATTGGTGTACCAGCGGCTGTCTGCTTGAAGCTTGGGTATCCTAAAGCAGTTACCAACTCACGCTGACTACCAAATATTTGTAATTGTCCAGCGTTAGCTGCGCTTGTTCCAGACGCCACTGAGCCATTGATTGTTTTGTCTTGTCCAGTTGCTAGAAAGAGTAAAGGTACAGTACCAACTGCTGCTGATACGTACTGGCTTTCGTCAGTAACTGTGATTTGTAAACCTGGGGATACTAGTGCCATAGCATTATTCCTTTATTAATACGCTTGTAGATATTTATTAATATACTCATTTTTCTAGTGTTTATCGTGCCCATAATTATGGTTTATAGGTAAATACTGGTATGAAACCCAGAGCAATTTGTCCTAAGTGTAACCAGAGACCCGTGGCTATTAACAGTCATAAGAAAGGCGTCACATATTATAGAAAAATGTGTGATATGTGTATACGCAGTGGTAAAAAGTTGACAGCAAAACCCCCGGCCTGGCACCTGGCTGGATATAGAAAAAAGCCACAGTGCGAACGCTGTGGCTTTAAATTTAAATATGCGGAACAATCAGGTGTATTTCATATAGACGGCAATCTTAAAAACAATAACTGGGCGAACTTAAAAACTGTCTGCTTAAACTGTCAGCACGATGTAATCAAGAGTCGCTTGGGTTGGCGGCAGGGCCCGCTAGTACCAGATTTCTAACACTGGTGTATAGTTCATCAATACTGCCATCATTGTTTAATTCAACATCAAACTCAGTTCCTGCCCAGGCTGTTTCGCTGGCATGGATCTTGTAGTTTTCCAGGACAGCTTTGTTGCTGGCCCAGCTTAGGTTGCGTGTGGGACCGCGGTTGACCACCACTGCTGCTTTGAACCATTCGGGATCAGGACCGCGACGAGTGCGCACAATAATACCACCAGCGTCACGAATACTACTGATCTCGTTGGGAAAGCGGCAGTCGCTGATAACAATGTTGTCTGTGGTGTTGCGTAGTTTGTTTTCCAGGCTTGTTATCCAGATATTGTCGTGGAAACCGCGTCTGCATACTTCAGTTCCCCACTGCTGTAGGATATATCTGGGGGTTAGATTTGAGATTCCTAATTTTTGGGCCCACCAGGGGTCCACTTGTTCTCGCCACTCACGGGCCTGCTTGGTGCGACCTTCTAATAAGGTACGGTCCCAGCCAAATACTGCGGCCACTGCGTCTTTGAGGGTTCCTGCGAAGCTTTCACGACGAAATTCGTGAAAGTTAACGAGATAGTCGGCTACTGTGTCCTTTCCAGAACCAATCAATCCGCAAATTCCGATAATCATTGAAATACTCCTGTTGCCGTATTATTACATACAGCTAACCCAGTGTCAAGTTTTAGATTAACCAGTTACCCAGGTCAGGGGAGTTGATCCATCTACGTAGGTCTTGAGATCTTCTTCCAGTTTTTCCATCTCAGATTGTGCTTCTGACTTTAAGGCGTCGCCGTTTAGACTGGTTCCACCCTGTGGGCCCACAATGCTCTGGAATTTACTGCGAGCTTCACCCAGGATACGCTTGGCAAAACTGTAGGCATACTCTTGTATCCAGGGAAACGCATAAGTATCGCTCAGTATCATCTGATCTGGCTTGACGTTGTATATGTGTAACAACACACTTTCAGCCTGATCACCAGCGTAGCCAAATGGCATTTTACGCACAATGGTCAGCTTTTTAGTAACTGGGTTGAATGTGAAATTCATAAAGCCACCGAACATACGCATGGCCAACTTCTGATAGTCTACGAATAGTTCGTAGTTGGTTAATCCACCCACACGCCCAGCCACCAACATGTATGTGTTCAGATATCCTGATGCAAATGGCTCAAACTGGCTGGCAGTAGTTCCGGTCACACTTCCAATACCACGACGGTGAATCTGTTTAACTGTTTGTATCTCAGGGGGCAGTATATATTCCTGTGTTTCTGGCAGTAGATCTAGAAAAGCATAGCTTTCCTCAGTGCTGTTGCTGGCACGTTGACGATATTTTACCAGGGCTTGTTTAATAGCCATCTCGTAGTGTTCTTTGTCCAGCTCTACGTCCACTATACCGTCACCCAGACGCATACGGATATAATCAGTGATTTCAGCTCGTTTGGAGTCTGTTGTGGGTAGCACACTTCCGTCAAACGCAATCTCGCCAGGCCCGGATCCAGCTATATTGCTATATAGACTTTT